TCGCCGTGGCCAACGGGTGGACGCTCAATTCAGGCGTGCTCAGCAAGGCGGGTGCTTACATTCGCTTGCAGGTCATCAGCGTGTCAGAACTCCGGATTGATGCAGCGAGGAACGGGAACTTTTCCACGCCCGACATCAGCCCGCTCTACTCGCGTATCTTCAATACGACTTGGCCGTCAACTGCCACCTACCACATCGTCGCATTTAGCAATCCGGATACGGTGTGGTGCACGATCAACTTCGACGTGATCAAGTTCCAGCATATCGGGTTCGGCACGATCGAGAAATATGGCACCTGGAATGGTGGCCAGTGGTTCCACGCACAACACACACAGGAATCTGGATCAAAAGACGGAAACGTGACGTCATATATCGATGGAGACGTGGTGCCTCTGAATAGTATGATCACTACTGAGTGCGCGTTGTTCTGGGGTGGGCGCATGAATGATAATGTAGTCACGTTTCGCGACAATGGCCCAAGCAAAATTCAATGTGATTTGAGGGGCAATGTGTGGGAGCCGCCGCCTTCTACCACTGGCAACCAAATATACATGCCGCAAATAGTAACGCCTATTCACAAGACTAACCCGAATGCGTTCAATGGCCAAACAGTACTAACACCATTTACCCCGTTTTTGAAAGGCGGCGACGGTTATTTCATGCCAATCGGCCGCATTGGCCATTTGCGCTTTGTGAAGCTGGCCAATTACGACCCAGGCGACGTGATCACCATCGGTTCAGACAAGTGGAAGGTGTTCCCATGGTATATAAAGGACACGACAAAACCAGATGGAGAGAGAACGCCTACTAGTTCTGCCACTCAATCAACAGGGATACTTGGGGTTGCTGTCAGGTACGACGGGCCGTAGCCATGCCAACCTATACGGGCTTCAATCTCGGCGTGTTCCAACAGTGGACGCGCGACCATCTGCACATCGCGCCGCTGGATGATTTTGGTGGTGCGCTGTATGCCGAGCGGCAATCATCGTTGAACCCAGAGGCAAAATATGGATCGTTCACCAACAATGCCCCAGTGGACACCATCACGTCCACGGCGCAGGGCTTCAAGGGCAATACGTTCTTCGACGATTATTATTTCCGCGTGCACATCAGGCCCAAAGTCATCGATGTGGGCAACCTGATCTCGACACAACAGCGGCAGTTCGAGGTCTGGAATGCTCATTTTGAATCTAAAACATTGAGCGCCATCAACAAGTCCGGCACATACGCTGGACTTGAGCTATCTGATGCGCCGCTACCGCCCGCCATGTACGGGCCGCTGCAATCATACGTGTACACCCTCACGGCGAAAGTGTCTGGCGATCCGGTAATCGATGCGATCTTCGATTTCGCTTTTGGGTCTGAGCACGTATCTCTTCTCATCACCGGCCGCCGTGTGGTGATCTGGGTGATCCGCCCGGACTGGAACAATGGCATCACCGAACGGTTGGAATGGCTCACGGACGTGCTCACGGCCAACAACGGGAATGAACAGCGGGTGCGGCTTCGCAAGAATGCAAGGCGCACGCTGGAAATGGCGTGGCTTGTCCAGGGACAACGAGCAATGATGGCCGATACCTTGCTCACTGGCTGGGGAAGTCGCAAATACTGCGTGCCGGTGTGGATGGAGCTGGATCGTGCCGCTGCACCCATCTCCGCCGGAGCGACCAGCATCACCGTCACCGACGCGGCACTCAAGGATTACGCCGTGGGCGGCTACGTGGTCCTGTGGGCCGACGAGACAAAGGCCGAGGCCATCGAGATCGCAGCGATTGCGGGTAACACGCTCACGCTCAAGACGCCTGTGGCGAACAGCTACCCGGCGGGAACGTCCATCTGTCCCGCCCTGCTCGGTCGCATTGATGGCGATGTGCAGGTGCGACATATCAGGGCCGATGCGCTGGCAGGAATTGTGCGCTTTCTTGATGAGGCGGCCACCGATAGACAGGCGGCAGAGATTGGCCCGACATGGCAGGGTTATGCAGTGCTCGATGAGCGGCCGGATTACAGCGAGGACCAGGCGTCCACATGGAGCCGGACGCTTGAGGTGCTGGACAGTCTCACCGGCATGATGATGGTGGACGACACGACGGGCTTCCCCGTCATCCGCCGCACCTATGCCTGGGTGCTCAATGGTCGTCAGGCCATCGACCGCTGGAAGAAATGGGCTGCGGCGCGCGCTGGTCGTCTCACTGCCCTGTGGCTGCCCAGTTTCATGGACGATATGGAGATCGTTCAGGACGTCCAGTCAACGGACACGTCCATAACGGTACGCAATGCGCTCAACGCCCGTTATGGAGTGGGCATGCCGAACCGCACGGCGATCCGCATTGAGACGACGAGCGGCCAAGTGTTCCACCGCCGGATCACCAGCATGACAGAGACAGCCGCAGGCAATGAGCAGCTTGTCATGGATTCGTCGCTTGGCGTTCTGGTGCCCGTGTCCAGCATCCGCCGCGCAATGTGGATAAGCTTGGTGAGGCTGGAGTCTGATGCCGTCGAGATTCACTACGAGACCGACAGCATCGCCCGCATCCAGGCGACTTTTAGGATCGTGACGCAATGAGCTACGCAGGGCAGGAGAGCAGCGTTGCATCAGGCCACCCGGTGGAGCTGTACCGGTTTGCGCTTGGTGCAAACAGGTGGTTGTTTACGTCCGGCCAAAAGGAGGTGGTCTATCAATCCGAGACCTACGAACCCGCCCCGATCCGCCGATCGGGCATCGAGCAAGGCAACGAAATCAACCGGGCTGGCCTTGAGATCGTGCTGCCGCGCGACAATATGCTGGCCAATCAATTCATTGCTAGCCCACCGGATGGGGTGATGTCCATTACCATCTACCGCTACCATGTGACCGACACGGCCAATGAGGTCATTGTGCTTTGGAAGGGGCGCGTGGGCGGGGCGCGGCTCTCAGGCTCAGACCTGGTGCTCAAATGCGAGCCTATCGCCACCAGCCTAAAACGTCCAGGGTTGCGTGCTAGGTATCAGCTCCTTTGCCGTCATCCGCTATATTCTGCGGGCTGTGGCGTGGCGAAGGAATCATTCATGACGAGCGGCACGGTGGCGTCCATCTCCGGTACGACGGTACAGGTGGCGGCTGCGGCCAGCAAGCCGAGCGGTTATTTCGTGGCCGGGATGCTCGCCACCAACGAGGGCCAGCGCATGATCATCGGCCACAGTGGGGCGAACCTTACTTTGGTTGCCCCCATGCCTTCGCTTGGGGTTGGGGATTCTGTGCGCCTTTACGCCGGGTGCGACCACTCAACGGCCACCTGCCTCAACCGCTTCAACAACCTGGCCAACTTCGGCGGGTTTCCGTACATCCCTCAGAAGAACCCGTTTTCGGGTGATGCAATCGTGTGAGGCGCAGCTATGTTGGAGCAGCTCATTCTTTGGGTCGTCACCACAGTCATTTCCGCCTTATTGGCACCGCGTCCGCAGATTCACGATGCGCAGCCTGGGCAGATAGGCGACAAGGACATCCCCATTGCGAGCCAGGACGCGCCGATTCCGGTGCTCTTCGGTACACGTGTGCTATCGCAGCCCAATGTGGTGTGGTGGGGTGATGTGCGTGTGGTGCCGATTCGCAGATCGAGCGGGGGCAAGAAAGGATGAGCGCCGAAGTGATGGCGAGACTGGAGCACGCAAGACGCCTTGGCTATTGCGCCCGCGGCATGCGCCGCTGGTTTGAAGGTCGCGAGCATACGTGGCGGGAGTTCGTCTCCTTCGGCGTGCCGGTCTCGTGGCTACGCGCCACCGGTGACGAGATGGCAATTCGTGTAGCAGAAGAAGCTGAACGCGAGGCGATGGCATGAGCGGCGGCGGTAAGGGCAAAAAGCAATACACCGTCGGCTACTGGTATGGGCTTGGCATGCACATGGTGCTTTGCCATGGGCCGGTGGACGCCGTCACTGAAGTGATTGTCGGCGAACGCACTGCATGGACAGGAAGCGTTACGGGCAACGCCAGCATTACGATAAGCAGACGCGACCTATTCGGTGGCGAGGAACGCGAAGGCGGCGTGGATGGCACGCTCGACGTGATGTTCGGCGGTTCAAGCCAGACGGCGAACGCATACCTACAAAGCCAGCTTGGAGCAAACATCCCGGCATTCCGTGGTGTTTTGTCTGTTGCCTGGCGCGGGCTTGTCTCGGCGATGAATCCATATATCAAGCCTTGGCGCTTCCGTGTCAAACGGATTCCAAAGGCTTGGTATTCGGCCAAGGCTGAAATCAGCGGGGACGCCAATCCTGCCCACATCATCCGCGAATGCCTGACAAACCATCTCTGGGGCATGGGTTATCCTGATGCAGACATCGATGACACCAGCTTCACGGCGGCGGCGGATACGCTCTATTCGGAAGGCTTCGGGCTGTCTATCCTCTGGGATCAGGAGCAGCCGATCGAGGACTTCATCCTTTCGATCCTGCGCCACATCGATGGCGTGCTGTATGTCCACCCGCGCACCGGCAAGTTCACCATCAAGTTGGCGAGGGACGACTACAGCGTGGCGAGCCTCCCCAGCCTTTCTCCGTCCAACGTGCTGCGCATCGAGGAGTTCACCCGTCCATCCTGGGGCGAGATCGTCAACCAGGTCACGGTCCAGTACCGGGACGGTCAGACCGATAAGGATGCAAGCATCACGGTGCAGGACATCGCCGCCATTCAGGCGCAAGGCGGTGTGGTGTCCACCACGGTGCGCTATCCTGGTATCAGCAAAGGCGATCTGGCCAACCGGGTGGCCATGCGCGAGCTCAGGCAGCTTTCGAGCACCCTGGCCAAAGTTACGCTGGTGGCCAACCGCGAGGCATCCAGCCTCGACATAGGCAGCGTCTTCAAACTGACATGGCCGCCGTATGGCATCACGGAGATGATCATGCGCGTGGCACGGATCAGCTATGGCGAGCTGACAAACGGCCAGGTACGCATCGAGGCGGTGCAGGACATCTTCGGTTTACCAACCGCCATTTATACCAACCCTCCGTCAACTGGCTGGCAAGAACCAATCAGCCTGCCAGCGCCGTGCCCAGCCCAGGCGGTCTATGAGGTGCCCTACTGGCAGATCGTGAAGGATGTCGTGGGCGAGTGGCCCAGCCTGCTCAACGACATCGACCCCACCGAGGGCATTGTCGCGTCCTTGGGCGCGCGTCCGAGTGCGGACGCAATCGACTACCACGCCATGCGCTGGACAGGATCAGCCTGGGAGGACGCCGGTCGCGGCACTTTCGCGCCCACCGCCATGCTGGCCGCGGCCATGCCACAAGGTGCTGCAGACATCTCCATCGGCCTTGGCTCATCTATCGACATCGACATGGTGGCCGTTGGCGATTTTGCCATCGTAGATGATGAGTGGCTGATGGTCACCGCCATTTCTGGCTCGACCATGACCTTTGCCCGCGGGGTGCTGGACACCGTGCCAGCGGCGCATGCGTCCGGCACACGGGTTTACTTCGTCGAGCCGCACTACGTCAACCACGAGTACGTCACCGGGGAGACGGCGCAGATTCGGCTGCTGCCCAAGACCGGCAGGGGCGAGCTGGGCATATCCTCTGCCAGCACGCTGTCGCGCAGCATCCAACAGCGCTTCATCCGTCCCTATCCGCCTGGGAATATCAAGCTGAACGGGTCGGCATACCCCGCCGTCGTTGCCGGCGACATCACGATCACATGGGCCAACCGAAACCGTGTCACCCAAACGGCCAATGTCGTCAAGCAGACAGACGGCACCATCACGCCGGAGAGCGGTCAGACGACCACGATCCGCATCTATGGTGGCGCATCGCTCACGACGCTGCGCAGGACCTTCAGCGGACTGACCGGGACAAGCCAGAGCTGGACGCTTGCGCAGATCGCCACCGACGGCGCAAGCTTGGATGGCCGCATCAAGCTTGAGATCGAATCGACGCGCACCGATTCAAACGGCACCTTCACCAGCCTGTATAAGCACGTGATCGAGACAGACAGGGCAGGCTACGGCCTGCAATACGGCAACTACTATGGAGGCGTGTGATGCCAAGCACCGATCCTAACCTGGGACTCAATTACGGCTGGACGCTGGGCGAATCTGGCTGGCACACCGGCATGGACGCCAACCTGAAGCGGCTTGGCGCGGTGGTCGGCCTTTCCGTCAAAGACCGCGACCTGACAGCGCCGCCGGCAAGCCCTACAAACGGCGACCGCTACATCATCCCGTCCGGCGCGACCGGCGCATGGGCGGGCAAGACAAACCAGATCGCCGTCTATATCAGCGGCTCGTGGGAATACTACGTGCCGAAGGTCGGATGGTTGGCCTACATCGAGGACGAGTCCGTGCTTTCGGTGTACAAGACGACCGGGTGGAGCGCAGGGGCAACAATCTAGGCAGGAGGCTACGCCAAACTGACCGCGTATTACGTCAAACCAAGCGCAAAATTACGTCAAAACGACAGCGCTTTTACAACCGGCAGCAACAGCAGGGTGAGCAGGGTGGAGGTGACCAGCCCCCCGATCACCACGATGGCCAGCGGGCGCTGGATTTCGGAACCGGGGCCATGGGCGAACAACAGGGGCACAAGGCCGAGGGCG